TTGTATGTCCTTTTTAAAGTTATACAAAAATCGAAGTAATGTATTTTAGTCTTTTTCAGTGTATAAATATTTTATCCACTGAAATGATATTGCTATGAATAGAAGCTTAGAAAATTGAAACCTTTTTTTCTCTTCACTTTATTCTAACTATGAAATTCAAAATAATTTGAAATGAGCAACACTGTGTCAAATATCAATGAACCTATGCTTTATGTAGAATCGCTGGTAGGTCTACCGTTTAGGTGGTATGTCAATGGAGAACTACAAACATTTACTGGAGACAATGCATTCTGGTGCGAGAATTCTCCACCGCCATCCGCTGAAGAAATTACAGCAGAAGATAAATATATTGTTTGCACTGGACTCCCAAACTTGCTGCGTAGATTCTGCGGACTAACAATTCCCGGACTTGGCTCAAAAATACGCGGTAAATACAGTGATATTTATAAACAATATCCGGGTGGAACTACAGCATGGTTTGCATACTTGTATCAAAAAAAACGAGCCAAAAAATTTGACATCAACTCACGATATCCCAGAGGAACACTTCTAATGGCACGTTACAAAGGGAATGGCGAAAAGGACCAAGGGCATCTTGCTATTGTATATGATGATGTTGACGAAACAAAAACAATAAAAGACCAACTTATTATTCATTCTACACCAACAATTGAATATGCCCTCCGTGATAGCTGTAAAAACCACGGTAGTGTAAAAATTGAATCGTTCAATATATCAAATGATTTATTCAAGTGGGACAAAATAAGTTACTACAAATGGGTATGCTTACCTGAGGATTGGCTGCTTTTAGAATAATATAAAATACGCCATTTACGCTTTCTATTTTAGTGGATAAATATATTTATCAAGTAAAATTATTATATGGCTAAGCAAATACAAATCCTTAGTGGAGTAATTTATAAAAATTGAAATAATTTATTTATTTAAAATACTAGGTAATAAAGAAGACATATATCTATGTGTCTTTCGCGCTTTGGCATTCTTACCTTTTTTTTTGAAAACACGTTTTGTTTTTGACAGATATCCACCAACAATCTTCATTCCTTTTTTTAATGAATGAGTTGCGTTCTTTGCTATTTTTCGTGTTGTATTTTTAAGAGACTTCTGAATTTTTTTCCAATCTTCTAATCCAGACATTTATTTATATAATAGTATTATTTTTTATTTTATCTTATAAAATAAAACATAAACGACAAAAATTACATTTTGTAACGCTTGTAAATTTCTAACGCGACTAAACCACCAAATGTTTGAGCTAGAACATAAGGAATCAAATCGCTTGTTGGAAGTTGACCGGCGGCGGCCATTGTAATTGACACAGCAGGGTTGATGTTTCCACCAGAAATTTTACTTGTCATTAATATTACTAAAGCTAAAGCTGCTCCAATTGCCAAAGGGTTACCTGTTGCTAGAATTACGTAGACAAAAAATAATGTTCCTAAAAATTCGACTAAATATTTGTACATACTGTATATGTTATGTATGGATAATTATACGTTTATAAATATATTTTATCCAACAAAATATTAGAGAAAGACTTCCTTAACATTTTTATTAACAGGTTTTCCAAACATAGCGGTTTTCGGTTGTATATGTTGAACAGTTCTATATTGTGTTCTTATTAATTTACCAACTGTCCAACTTGGTGTAGGCGCGTTATTTTTATTTGCATTCTTTTTGAGAGGCGCAACCGCACCACCTGAGCGAACTCTATGGCGTGCCTGATTAACAACATTAACATCTCTATTGGTAGTAAAACTTAACGGAGTGTTTGATGCGTTCATAGTACCGACACCGACTTCTGTAATTCTTCGATTACGAGTTACAGTAGATGCGTCTCGATTTTGGAACCATTTTTTATGTAACTGTTGTGTATTTGTAATAGAATTAGCTGGTTGTAAAGTTTGAAAATAAACAAAACGGTCCATTGCAAAACTATCGGTACCATCCGACGTACTATCTTTTTGAGGCATTGCATGAACCGCATTCAATGAACCATTTTTTATATCATTTATAGCAAACATAGACCTATATATTCCGGGCATTTTATAGTATATAAAAAGATTATATATTATACTAAACAGGTTTATTTACGATTTATGGTAAGCTAATTTATCTACGGACAGCCATTAGGTTAACATATTCTGCATTACTTTGGTTCCCACCAAATTTCAAGTCATTGTAATTTTGGTTTATTGCTGTTTGTTTTTTGAAAGTAACATAATCAGATGAGTCGGCGACAAATCTTACATTACATGATGAGGCGGGAACATTTGTGGCATCGGTATTTCTGAACATAGAGCCAATGTTGTTTTTTTTTTTATAACGGTCAATTGTAACCGGATTTGGACCGCCGTTGGAATATTGAACGCGGCCTAGAAAATCTCCTGAATTATTAACAGCCCTAAATGGAGTTGTTACGCGGCCATAGTTGTTGAATCTTCCAGTTGCATACGGAGTATTCCAACTTTTTACCAATACTTTACGTACCATAATTGACTGACTATCTTTGAAGTTAAGTTGTGTTTGTTGAGGTGACCAGCCATTGTATGGTCCACCACCTAATTTTATTCCTCCTAAGTTTTGAACTCCTGACATTAGTTATATAAATAACAAAGATTTTTTTTAAGATACTCAAATAAATAATATAATAATATTGTATAATGTCTTCTAAAAATAGCAGTACAAGTTCTAAAACAAGTATATCTTCTACATCAAATGGTTCAAGTTCTCAAAAAACGTTAAATGAATCCACACACGAAAAAAATACTTTAGAAGAACTAGATAAAATAGTAAATAATACATCATATACTGTATTTGATGGAGAGTGTGTTAGAAAAAAATCTAATTGGAGTAAATCAGGCAACGAATATAAATTTGACTCGCCTGAATTCAATCCAGACAAACTTCTAAATGAGATGAAAATGCGTTCTCCAAAATTAAATGAATTAATGAGAAATATTTCTAACCTAGACGCTCAAGATATGAAAAAATACAATAAAAAATTCAAACATTTTATATTTTCAGATTTGAAATCAAGTTCAAATGGTGCCAAATTATTAGCATCTGCATTTATTTCTAAAGGGATGAAATTAGGTTATACAGCATCATTAAAAACACCCCCTGTGGAACAGCCGGAGAGCAATAATGAGGAACCGAAAAATGTTTCCCCTGTACTCCCACGAGCACCTCCACCGTCACCCGTTGACTCATTAGAATTATCACCTTTAACTACTAGTATATCACCGGCAACTGGTAATATTGTTTCAGCTATAGGTTCATTTTTTACACCTACTCCTGCTAGTGAAAAACAACCAGAAGAAGTGGTTCAAGAAGTGCAACCAGAAGTGGTCGAAGAAGAAGTAGTTGAAGAACCAGAAGAAGTAGTTGAAGAACCAGAAGAAGAAGTAGTTGAAGAACCAGAAGAAGAAGTAGTTGAAGAACCAGAAGAAGAAGAACCAGAAGAAGAAGTAGTTGAAGAAGAAGAACCTGAAGAAGAAATAGAATCACAAAAAACCGGTGGAGAACCAAAGAAAAAAAAATACAATAAAATAACACTATTAAGCGATGAAGAATTATTACAAAACCAAGGAAATAATTTCTATTTACTTTCGTCCGTTGGTGTCTATGAACAACCGATAAGTGTTGTAATGAAAAAAAGTATTTTAAAAAAATTCAACCAAAGACCAGACAATGTTTATGGAGAATTGGCGCGGTTTATTATTATGGATAGTGGGTTCAAAGAAGGCATTGACCTTTTTGATATTAAATATATCCACATTTTTGAACCTCAAACTACCGGAGCTGACCAAAAACAGGTTATTGGAAGAGGAACGAGAACTTGTGGACAAAAAGGTCTCGTTTTTAATCCTACAAAAGGATGGCCGTTGTATGTATTCAATTATGATTTATCTATTGGAGAAGAATATCAAAAATCATTCAACGATTCAAAAACTGCAATTGAACTTTACCTAAAAGCAATGAATATTGATTTGAGATTGTTAAATTTTGCTAGCGACTTAGAACGTGTTGCTATTTTTGGTTCGGTTGACTATGAATTAAACAAAAATATACATACTTTTTCAATTGGAAATGAAACAATGAGTCCTGTCGATGAAACAGAAAGTGAATCTAGAGGAGGAGGTCCAAAGGTAATGAAAATAAAAAAACGGCTTTTAATAAGAGATGACTTACCAAAAATTGTTATTCCTTCAAGACCCGGAAATCCAATTCAACAAGTATTGGATATGCAACAAAGCCAAGTTGACAATTCTATGAATCATGACAATATGAGAAAGTATATTCGAGAATATTTCAGTGATTATTCTTGGGATAATGTAAAAATGGAGAACCTATGCGGATATGCTGGACCTGACCAGAAAGGAGGTGCCGATTTGATTAAGTATTCTCCTACCCAAGATTTTATTCGTAACTACTTTACTCCACAAAATCCATTAAAAGGTATGCTTTTATGGAATAGTGTTGGAACTGGTAAAACATGTTCTGCTATTGCAGCCGCAACATCATCATTTGAACCACAGGGATATACTATTCTATGGGTTACTCGTACAACTCTTAAAAATGATATTTGGAAAAATATGTTTGAACAAGTATGTCATGAAAGAATTCGTATTGCTATTTCAGAAGGAGCAGTTATACCAGATGAACAAGCTAAACGTATGAAAATGTTATCTAAATCTTGGAGTATACGTCCAATGTCATACAAGCAGTTCAGTAACTTAGTATCGAAACAGAATAACTTTTATAAAGACCTCGTTAAAAAGAATGGCGAAGCTGACCCTCTTAATAAAACACTTCTTATTATAGATGAGGCGCATAAGTTGTATGGCGGAACGGACTTATCTTCGATCGAAAGACCGGACATGAACGCTTTACACAAAGCTCTTATGAATTCTTATTTAGTTTCAGGTATAAATTCAGTAAAACTTTTATTGATGACTGCAACACCTATTACAAATAATCCAATGGAACTTATTAAGCTTTTGAATTTATGTAGAATGCCGAATGAACAAATTTCAGATGATTTTACTTCTTTCAGTGAAAAATATTTGAATGAGGATGGTAAATTTACCGCTGGCGGTGAGAGAGAATTTCTTGATGACATTGCAGGATATATCAGTTATTTGAATAGAGAAAAGGACGCTCGTCAATTTTCACAACCTATTATCAAACAAGTCCAGGTTCCGCTTGTAAATCAAAAAACAAAAGAACAAATAGAAAACTATGATAAAAGACAGGTTCGTGAATTCTTTGAAGGAGATGTTATAAAACTAAAGGATAAAATTAATACGGTTAATAAAAAACTTGAAGGTGAATTAGGTGACCTAGATAAAAGTAAATTTTTATTTCTGAAGGACAAATGTAATGAATATGAAGGAAAAGCAGCAAAAACTTGTAACAAAATTGTAAACAAAAGTATAGGAGAACTAGTAAAAGAAGCAAAAAATGCTACAAAAGAAATTCGCAATGAAATTAAAAAAATCCGTGAAGAAATTAAGAATGTAAATTTATTTAAAAAAGAAAAAGCCACACAAATAAAAGAAAATTTGGAAAAAAATCCTGAAGAATTTGAAAAATACAAGGATTCGCTTTTTTATAATTTGAAAACCAAATGTAGTAAAAAAGTAAAAGATGAATCTCTTTTAATAAAGTCCATTGAAAAACATCCATCTATTGTAAAAGTAAATACGGAAATAGATGATTTTGATAACAAGATTAAGGTTTTACAAGACAATTTCAAATTAAATTTAGTTGCTTATAAGAATAGAATAAAAGAAATCAAAAATCTTATGAAATCAAATTTATCTGATTTAGAAAGAGGAGTATTAAAAATGTCTATAGTTGAACAACAAAAAAGTTTCAGAAAAACAAACAAACTTAACAAAAAAATAATGGCAGGAGAAATTAAAGATTTGAAAAAAACAAAAAAAGCTTACGAAAAAGAAAAAAAAAAGTTTATAATTAAAATTCGTAAAACTATGAAAAAACAAATAAAAGCCGAAAAAAAAGTTGAAAAGGCAAATAAACGTGCAGAAATAAAATTAAAAAGAACATTGAGAAAACAAGGCGAATTAAGAGAAGATATAAATGACGAAATGTTAAAAACTCTCATTTCAAAGTACTCAAAAATAATTGATGAAGATATTAGCAAAGTTTCATCAGAATTAGCTGCAATGGAAAGAGAGAAAGAAGAAAAAGTTGCAGAAAAAGCAGCCAAAAAAGAAGAAAAGGCAGCCGAGAAAGCAGTAAAAGCAGAAGAAACAAGAAAAAGAAAAGAGGCAAAAGCAATAGAAACAGAGCAAAAAAAACAATTAAAGAAAGCAGCGGCAGAAGAAGCTCGCGCAACAAAAAAACTGCGTAAGGATATAGAAAAAAGAGAAAAAGCTGCTGCAAAGATAGAAAAGGAAGCAAACACTACTAGAAAAAAGAAATAAGAAAAATACCCAAGAAAAGAATTAAAACAAAGATGTCATAGTATTCATTACAAATAAATACTATGGATATGGATATTTTTAACGAACAATTTGATATTATGTTCCATGATAATAAAAAAATAGATTCTTCTATTATGTTATTAGGAATTGATGTTATACTAGGAACACCTGATATTTCAATAAAAGAATCTATTCTAACAAAATTATTGATATTATTTCCAAAGAAAGCAGAATTATATTACTATATGGGGTATATTTTTAAAGATTTGGATATAAATAAATCAATTATGTGGTTTCAACTATGTATACAAATAAATCCTTCGTATAATGAAAATATTTTAGACCTTACAAAAATATTATTTGATATGAATAACATTCAACTCATTCACAACTTGAATGATAAATATGAAATTATAAACAAAAGCGATGATGACCGGATTCTACTTCTTCTTGCAAGCGTCTATGTATCCGAAAACAAATTAAATTTTGCGAGAACCATATTTGAAAAGTTATTGAAAAATATTGAGTCGGAAAATTATACATATGGTGATTTAAAATATTATGTATTTATGAATGCCTCATTTTTGTACGGAAAAACATCGGATGTATATACCGCTATGAATTTATTAAAACAAATATTGAATAGTGAACATGATTATAATACAAATCCTGAATTGAATATAGTTGTTAAGACTGCACATCATAACTATATGTTACTATGCGACTATATTTATAGTGATAACAATGAAAGATTTCATTTTTGTAAACAAATAAACCAATTTTATAAAAATACAGCCTCAAATTATTCTTTCAATGACAGAAAGCATACAAAAATAAAAATTGGTTATGTTTGTTCTTCTTTCCAAAATCATGCAGTTAGTAATTTTGTATTACCTTTACTTAAGTATCATAACACAGAAAATTTTGAGATTTTTTTATATTCTGAAAAAGCATTCTCTTATAAGAACTGTAAATTTATTAATATTTTAAAAAAGACATCATTCGAATGCGCAGATATTATATATAAAAACGGTATTGATGTATTAATTGACATTGACGGATACACGCGTGGCAATCGACTCGATATTTTTTCACATAGACCGGCACCTATTCAAATATCATACATTGGATTTCCAAATTCAACAGGATTAGAATTTATAAAATATCGAATTGTTGATTCTATAACAGACAACGAAGAATCTACCCAAATTTATTCAGAAAAATTGTTAAAAATGTCAAAATGTTTTTTATTATTTGAAACAATTATACAACTTCGTCCGGTTCTCCACGATTTGAAATCAAAATCTGATATTATACTCGGTGCAATAAATAAAGAAGCAAAAAATAGTAAAGAAACATTAGAAACATGGAAATCTATTTTACATAAAACAAATAATACTAAGATTTTAATAAAACTTGATGGGATAGATAATGTAATTGAAAGAAAAGAGTATTATAAAAAGGTTCTCGATATTAATGAAAATAGAATAATTATAGTCAGTTACTGTACTACAAATGAGTATATTGATTTGTTTTATAAAATAGATATATTATTAGATACATTCCCTTATTCTGGAACAACTACAACATGTAATTCTCTTTATAATTCTATTCCGGTAGTTACATTATATAATAAAGACTACCATTCACATAATGTATCTTCATCTCTACTTATACACTCTGGACTTTCAGAGTTAGTAACTTTTTCAAAAAATGACTATATAAATAAAGTAATTGAACTTTCCAATAATTATGAACAAATTATAAAATACAAGACTACTATTAGTGGGATGTTCTCGACTTTGATGGAACCGACTACATTTATGGAAAACTTTGAAAAATTAATAACAGAAACTTTCACAAATGATGGTTAGTTTAGTTTAATATCTTTCAGTGGATGTGGATACAAAACATCAAGATAGAGTTTACACAGAAAATACAAAATAAGGTGTCAAATAACTTAATAAAATAAATAAAACAATATTAACATTCAATGTTTTTTTAGCAAATAAACTTCCTATTAATACTGTTCCTATCATCATTAAGGCATCCACTAATAATATATATGCACCGGATTCATTTGCATAATCTTTGAATACATCTAGAATAGGACTTACTCCTCTAGGAAAAGCATAAAATATCATTGAAAAAAGTAAGTCATGACATACTTGAACTAGAACAATAACAAATAAAAAAGAAAATATAGACCATCTCCAACCAAGATATGTATATATATATCTAGCTATGAGAACACCTATAACAAGACTTAATACATCTGCACCAAAAGCACCTAAATGAAATTTTTTATACCATTGTGTAAGTGCCGAAGACTGAATAAAATTTTGGTTTAAAAGAAGGAGGACAAATAGGTCAACAACCAACGCTCCATTCAAAATTGGTAAGTAATCCGTTATTTTATAAAAATTAGATATATCTTGAAACATTTTATAAAGTTGTATAGTATATTCCAATAAATTTATTTTATAAATAAAAACTATTATAATCACACGCTATAATAAATGACAAATAAAGAAAATTTGGATAACAAAATAAATTCAAATGTCCCACCAGAATCCAATATTAACATTGATTTAAACTCGACATTCAGTTTAAATAGTTTTTTTTATATTTTTGCAGTTTTAGCAACATATTTCATAATTTATTTCATTTTATCTATTTTTTTTAAAAACTCGTTTGCTAATCCAGAGGAGATTACAATAATGGCTATCGACATCTTTGTTCTTTTAATTGTGTTTGCCTATATAGCATTTATGGTTTTTTCGATGAACGAAGAAGATAAAAAAAATTGGTTTACTTATCTTGCAAGAGTATTAAAACATGACTTTGATAGTCCAATGAGTATACTCTATACTTGCTTAGCAATTGTTATAATTTATATGATTGTTTATTTTGGAAATGTTCCTATGGTCAATAATAAATTACCGCCAACATTAGATTTGTTAATAAAAAAATCATGGTATTTTTTGTTAATGTTACTTGTTATTAATTTTTTTAAATTTGGATTGAATATACCAATAGTTGATATAATATATGATACTTGTGCTAGTTTATGGAACGGAATTGGATTTGAAAAATTTGTAAAATCTCATTCTAATGATTATGTAAATGAACCAGAAAAAAATAACGAAACTGTATTAAAGGCTACAGGCGATGAGGTATTTAACATATCCAATAATTTATATACATACGATGATGCAAAATCTATATGTAAGGCTTATAATTCTCGTCTTGCGACATATAACGAAATAGAAGATGCTTATAAAAAAGGTGCAGAATGGTGTAATTATGGATGGTCAGAGAACCAGATGATATTTTTTCCAACACAAAAATCAACATGGCAAGAATTACAAAAAAATCCTTCCACAAAAAATAGCTGTGGAAGACCGGGAATAAACGGCGGATTTTCTCCTAATCCAAATATCAAATATGGGGTAAACTGTTATGGAAAAAAACCTTCACCAAAGAATAATGAATTTCCTTCTACAAATTCAATCTCAGGTCAATTTAGCCAAGGCGTCGAAGATATTGAGTTAGATAAAAAAACTCAATTTTGGAAAGAAAATCAAGACATGTTACAACTTAATTCATATAATAAAAACAAATGGTCAAAATACTAATATTTATTATTTGTATATGGATTCGACAGATGAAAATTCAGAATCAGAATTAATAAATGGTATAGGTCTTTCCGACGAAGTCGATTTACCTTTAAAGGATACAAATACATCCATTGATAAATTAACTTTGGAAATAATGGGAAATAAAGGCAGATACAAAAAATATTTATCAAAAGCAGACCCAAAAAAATATCAAGAAACACAAGAATATTTGGCAAAAATAAAAAAATATGGAAATGAAATGAACTCAATATTGAATAATTATATTTATACACCTAATAAACAGGTAACTAACGATTTAGATGAAGCATTTGAACATTTTTCAAAATCATGTATCAAATATTTAGAAATGAAACAAATTGAAAATATAGTAGAAAAAAGTTCTTATAAAAATAATGAAGACGATGAAGATGTTCTTTTTCCTTTTATAGATACTAGTAAAAGTCAGCCAGGAACTTCTTCTTATTGGGGTGAATCTATTACAAAATTAAACCCCAACATCTCATTAAGCAAATTTGGAAAATATAGAAAATTCTAATGTAGAAAAAAATATACGATATATATATACAATGCCGTCCAGTTCAGAAAAATGGAATATTTCCTTGTTCTCCCTTGTTATCTTTTTGATTGTAGTCAATCCATTTACTTATTCATTGACAAATAGTATTTTGAAACCTCTTGTTGGTTCTCTTGTTATTAATGGATGTCCAACTACTCTTGGTATTTTTATACATTCGATAGTATACCTTCTTTTAGTGCGTTTTTCAATGGATTTGAACCTAAATTTTTGACTAATATCTGAATAGTAATATATTTAATCTTAATTAAATATATAGCAATAATGGATTATATAAAGAATATTTTAAATATAAAAAATTATACTCAAGAAAATAAAAAAAAGACTCGTCCAAAACATCATTTAAAAAACAATACACGAAAAAAAATAACTATCAAGAAAATGAACTGTAGTCCATTAGTTGAAAATAAAACTGTATTATCTGAAACATGTTTTACATCTGAAATTTTAATGCAAATACGTGATAATTATAATAAAAATCACCCAAACAACAAAAAGATAACATCTAATAACCCAGTTACTGTATGGGAAACATTAAAAGAACGTCTAACCACATGCGATAAAGAAGATTGTTGGTTAAAAGAAATAAAAGATACAAAATTACGAAAAGATATAGATGATTATATTTTTGCACCAGACCATCCACCAGATTGGAATAAAAACCCTAACGAATGGCTATCAAATATTGATATTTTAAAAGTACTAAAACAATACGAACAAAAAAATAAAAATTTTTTGTTTCTTGGACCAACGCCTATCGACTTTGATACCAAATTACCAGAAAGAGGGTATTCCTGTGTTGAATCTCAAATATGTAATCTTTCTATTGTAGAACAAAAAAAAGCAGGAAAAAATAAAATAGGAATTGTATTCAATTTAGACAAACATAATGAATCTGGTTCTCACTGGGTTTCTTTATTTATAGATTTGGAACAACGTATTATATTTTATTTTGATAGTGCCGGCGATAATATACCTAGTGAAATACTAGTATTGAAAGAACGTATTATAAAACAGGGAAAAGAAATGGAACCTCCTATTTTATTCAAATATTATGATAGTAAAAATATTCGGCATCAACAAGGCAACACCGAATGTGGAATGTATTCATTATTCTTTTTAATTACTATGCTTACTGGAAAAACAGAATTTAAAAATAATATGACAATGAAAGAAAAAATAAATTTATTTAAACGCAGAAGAATTCCAGATAAATTTGTAGAAAAATACAGAAAAAAGTATTTTAATGATTCATAAAATTACTATAAAATAACTACTAATTATTTTATAGTAATATAATAAGAATACATGACAGAATTAGAAAAAAATATAAAAGGAATTGTAATTGCTTTGAATAATAAATTATCAGAAAAATCAAACCCCATAATTGAAACACAGGATATAAAAGAAAAACTAGAAAGTCAGCTTAAAATGATTTTAATAAAATTTTCAAAACAATTGACACCTGGTGAAAAAAAACAGTTACAACAAAAATGCTCGTTATTACAAAATGTAAAAGGAACATCAATAGATGCATTTTCAGGATTATTCGATGGTATAAAATCAGTTGTAAAAACAATACAAGACCGTTTATCTTCGGACGAAGTTGAAAAAAAATCTGTTAAGGTATCGGGAATTGTTTACAAATCGTTAATTGAACCTAGAAATAATGATATAGAACATGTACTATTTGATGTTAAAACTAACAACTATAGTCTAGCTAATAGTTTGAGAGAAGTCGATGATGTATTTGCTAGAATTAAAGTAGGTGAAAAAATGAAGAAGGACCATACTTATGAATTTAGTCAAGAAATAACAAATTTCAAAAAAACACGGTCATAAGGTTTTATTTACAGTCTTCCAATACCATCTCTTCTACTAGTTGTTCAAAAGTATATTTTGGTTCCCAACCTAATTTCAATCGTGCTTTCGTACTATCGCCTAATAACTCATCGACTTCACTTGGTCGAAAGTATCTATCGGAAACAAATATGTATTCTTTACCAGTAAATGAATCATAACCTATTTCACTCAACCCTCTACCTTTCCATTTAATGTTTATTCCTTTCAATGCAAAGGCCTTTTCAACAAATTCACGAACTGTATGAAATTCGTTGGTTGATAAAACAAAGTCATCGGGTTCATTGTTTTGCAGAATCATCCACATTCCAACAACATAGTCTTTGGCATGACCCCAGTCACGTTTTGAATCTAAATTTCCTAACACCAGAGCATCTTGTTGACCCTTTAATATTTTACCAAGAGCCGTTGTTATTTTTCTTGTAACAAAATTATGACCTCTTCTTGGAGACTCATGATTGAATAATATTCCAGAAGATGCATAGATACCATACGCCTCTCTGTAATTTTTTGTAATCCAATGAGCATATAGTTTTGCAACACCATATGGAGAACGGGGATAAAAAGGAGTATTTTCATTTTGAGGAATTTCTTGAACTTTTCCATATAATTCAGATGTAGATGCCTGATAGAAACGGGTATAATCGACCATTCCACATGTCCGTATTGAGTTTAACATTCGTAATGTTCCTATTGCGTCAATGTCGGCTGTATATTCTGTTAACTCAAACGACACTTTCACATGACTCATTGCTGCTAAATTATATATTTCAAAACGCGACTCTTCGTTCAATTGTAAAAAATGTTTTGTTTTAATTTCATTTAAAATCTCAGTAATACGCATTCCATCAGACAAATCTCCATACCTCAAAAACAAATTAGGATTATCAAATAAATAATCAATACGAGATGTATTTATGCATGAGGAACGTCTTATAATGCCCCATACTATATATCCTTTATCAAGTAGAAATTCTGTTAAGTAAGACCCGTCTTGACCAGTAATGCCAGTAATTAATGCAACTCGTTTATTCATTGATTTGTAGAAGTATAATATTCATTTTATATAATTTACAACAAAAATATATAAAATTATAATAGCAAAACAACTCATAATGACAAGTAAACAAAATTTATATATAAATAATCAGAATCAACAATTATTATGGGCAACCATAAATAAGACGCCTATGTTTTCTGTATTTGGTGCAGGTATTCCAAACTACCGAGAAACATGGTTCAAAAACATTGTACAAATGTTTTATAATAAGTACCCAGTTATTAATGATATAGCGTCTCTCCAGCGTATCAACAAAGAGACTATTTCTTTTATGATTGAATCTATAAAATCAAATTTACCTATTCATGCTCCAATTGGAACACCTGATTCTATACCAAATATAAATAGTTATAAAAATTCCGATTATATTAGTAAAGACGCTGAAAGAATAAAAAAACAAGAAGTATATAATTCGGCATTTGAACAAAGACAACAACAATATGAACAACTATTTGCAAAACCACCAGCACCAGAAGTAAATTTTTCAGAAAAGTTAGACGACGCCCCTATTTCAAATATGGAAGAGCTAATTGAGAAACATAAACGTGAAAGAGAAGATGAATTGAATAAATATGCACCAATACAGCAATTTTTACCACAAGGACAATCAGTTATCCCTGTGACTGAAGAGACAATAAAAAGTCTACCAAAAAAACAAGTTCATTTTTCTGAATCAAATAATAATTATGAAAAAGAAGAAAAGTTTCAAATAGAAAATAACATTTCAAAAAAACAATTGGATAACGACATAATTACATTCTTAAAAAATAAAATAGAAGAACTATCTTCAAAATACGAACAACTTGAATCAGAAATTAAAGAAATAAAAAATTTGAATAAACCAACTAATGAAGTGTCTAACCAAATACAAGAAGTATATGAACCAAAATAATATATAATATATTATTTAAAGATAATAAAGCGTTTTCATCATATTATTTATTATATTCATAAACATGAGATTCTTAACCGGTCTTTTATTTATATTGTATTCTTTTCGTTTTGCAAAGGGTTTTAAAAATTACAAACGGGTTTCAACAATCAAAATGGATTATTCTAGTAACAATATTAATGGAATTCTGAAAAATTATAGATTCATTCATGAGTCTAGTTATAACAATCTTGTTGACAAAATTGAAAATCATGATATTTCAAAAATCTATTTTTCAACAAAGTTAGATACTGTTGTGTCAGAAAAAAAAGACTATGATACAAACACTTTTGAAGCTTATGATATTACAAAAATAAATCCATACTTGGTAGAAAAAATAACGGATTTATCTACAAAAAACAAAGTAGAAACTGTTTTTTTACAACAAGTTCAACCTAACGACATTCAATTGATTGCTAATAATATACTTTTTGGAATTGAAAATGTTTTTATTCCTTTTGTTTTTCTGACCTTTATTGTTAACTTAATTAGAAACTTCCGCGGCGTTTCAAGCAATCCATTTTCAGGAGGAATGCCAGGAATGCCAGGAATGCCAGGAATGCCAGGGAATATTGATAAAGATAAATTTAATGTTATTAAATCTAATATTTCTCTATCTTCTTTTGCAGGTAGTACCGAGATTATGGAGGAATGTTCAGAAGTAGTTTCATATATCAAAAATAGCACTTTATATGAGTCTGTTGGCGCAGAAATACCAAGAGGCATTCTATTAGAAGGTCCTCCTGGAACAGGAAAAACACTTCTTGCAAAAGCTATAGCAAGCGAGACAGATGCAGGGTTTATAGCCGTTGCTGCAAGTGAGTTTATAGAATTATTTGTTGGAATGGGCGCATCTAAAATACGTTCCTTATTCAAACGCGCAAGGGAGAATAAACCATGTATTATTTTTATCGATGAAATTGACTCTATTGGAAGACAACGTGGCGCTGGTGTAAATATTGGTAATGACGAACGCGAGCAAACGCTTAATCAACTTCTAGCTGAAATGGATGGATTCGCAGACAATGATGGAATTCTCGTAATGGCAGCTACGAATCGAAAAGATGTATTGGATTCTGCTCTTCTTCGACCTGGTCGATTTGATAGAATTATAACTGTCCCGTTTCCTGATAAAGAATCAAGAAAAGCTATATTAGCTGTACATTCAAGAAACAAGTTTTTAGAAAAAAATATAAATACAGATTTGATTGCAGAACTCACAAGTGGGTTTTCTGGAGCTCAACTCAAAAATTTGATGAATGAAGCGGCTATATTTGCTGCAAGAGAGAATCGAACCGTAATTAGTGAAAAAAATATTTTAGAATCGTTAGACAAGGTAATTGTTGGGTTGATAAAAAAAACCGACACAAGGTCTGACGAAGCTAAGCGTAGAGTTGCTATTCATGAAGTTGGTCATGCATTTTTAGCTAGCTATTTTGACGAGTATTTTGAACTGAAAAAAGTAACCATTCAAAGCACATACAATGGTGCCGGTGGCTATACCATTTTCAATGAATTTGCAAATGTAACTGAAAGTGGTCTTTACACAAAAGACTTATTGGAAAACCGAATTGTGGTTGCTATGGGCGGAAAGGCATGTGAAGAAATTTTTTATGGAAAAGATAAAATATCAGTTGGTGCAGTTCAAGATTTAAAACAAGCAAATTCATTAGCTCAAAGTATGATAGGCAGTTATGGTATGGGCGATGAGTTGGAATCATTTTATAATTCAGGGTTGGATAACTCTCAAAATCCATTTTTAGGACGAACGATGAGCAGTGGAAACAGTGGATTTTCCGAAATTACAAAACAACTTATTGATAAAGAATCGCTTAGAATTGTAAACAATGCTTATTTTCGCGCAAAAACTATTTTATCTGAAAATCGCGACAAAGTAGAAGCCTTAACAACTGAATTACTACTTCAAAGAACTCTATTCGCAAAAGACGTATCTAAAATTATTTTAGATGTAGAAGAGTAACTGTTTTCTAATTTATAAAATATATTGTCAATATAAAAGCAATATATTTTATGTCAAGCTGTTACCGTTTTGAAAAATATACTTTTGAGGAAGGATTATTAGATAATTGCATAGATGCCACATATATTCTTCATCTTGAAGGTAATGGTAGACTCGTAAGTATTATGGAACAATTAGAAAAATACAAACCGAGCAAAATAGTTTACATTTTACACAACAAAGGTTTCAAAAAATGTAAAAAAGCCGAACATATTAAAAGTCCACCACGTGACTTGGTTGACGCGAATATTCAGATTTTCAATCATTCTAAAAGTCAAAATTATGAAAATATTTTGGTTTTGGAAGACGATTTCTTTTTTAATGATAAAATAAAATCTAAATCTGTTCAAGATAATGTTACCAAATTTATAAAAAGCAAATCAGGAGAACCTTTTTTATATTTACTTGGTTGTGTACCATGGTTTTCTATTCCACAAATGGACGGTTATACATATTATTCTACTATGTTTACTGGTACACATGCTTGTATATTTAGTAAATCTTACAGAGAAAATTTGATGGAATCAAATCTTGAAAGAGATTGGGACCTAATAAACTTATCCGGCTATATGTATTTTGAACCACTTTGTTACCAGCTATTTCCAGAAACAGAAAATAGGAAACATTGGGGTGAAGACAATGAAGCTTTTACAGAAGGTGCAAAAATAGTTATTTATTTATTTATACTTTTTGGAATTGATAAAAATGCAGAACCCGGTTATTCTCATTTTTATTTATTTTCAAAAACTATTTTTTGGATTTTTGTTTTTATTGTATTAATTATTGGATTCTATTTGTCCAAAAAAATAAAGTTTAAAAGAAATTAATATTAAAAAAATATAAACCCATTGTCATGTATTTGTCCATTATACATGACAACAACTAAACCCGCACTCTGTATATTGACACGATTCTTCAATAAGGACTGGATTGATTTTTTAAAAACATTTAAAAATCATGATGTTTTTTTAGTAATAGATGATAACACCGTTTCTTACGATTCTGTTAATATAGATGGCATTACATTAGTTCAAGTTTCAGATGAAGATTGTATAAAAAAAAACTATTATAAAAGTTCTTGTTGGTCAAATCTTAAAGATATCGTTGCATGGGACAGGGCACTTTACTATTTCAATCATATTAATACCCAACATTCACATGTATGGTTCTTAGAAGATGATGTTTTTATAATGTCAGAAAAGGTAATTACAAATATTAATGAGAAATATCCTGAGAGTGATTTATTAACCGCTTTTCATGAAATAAATGAAAATGGAGATATCCATAATGGCTGGAATCATTGGGTAAATGTAATTCATAGGATTGGAACTCCTTGGGCACATAGTCTTGTGGCAGCTTCAAGGTTATCACGTAGATTATTGAAAGAAGTTGACTTGTATTTGGGCGATAGACATCTTATGTTT